TTGCAAAGCAACGCTTCTTTTCTCCGGTCTTAGTCCGAGGAGAAGAAGACCAGGGCATCCGCATCTGGGGCTACGGAAAGATGGCTTATGAGAAGCTGCTAACAATCGTACTAGACCCGGACTATGGAGATATTACAGATCCAGAGAATGGTAATGACTTGAAGCTTATGTACGGTAAGTTGCCTGGTGCAAGCTTCCCGCGAACAGATATTCGACCCCGTCCTCGCAAGACCATTCTGTGCGATGATGCTGTAGGTGGCGATGAAAGATGTGCAGAGCTTTTGGAAACTATTCCAAACTTTGATGATATCTTTGAGCGTAAGACTACAGAGGAGGTGCAGAGTATTCTCGACCAGTTTCTATCCTCAGGCGAAGGAAACACAGAAGTTCAAAAGTACGGAACAGCCGCCGACACAGGAAGTTCCAATTCCGTTGAAGCAGCTTTTAACGATCTTTTGAATTCCTAGGAGGTAAACGGTGGCTAAATCAAAAGTAACGAAACTTAAAAAGGGCTCTCTTGATATTGCTGCCGTTCGCAGTATCATCAACAAGAAAGCTGGTAGAGAGGTTGCTCATTCACTGCAAGACAACAACCCAACCGAAGTGAATGAGTGGATACCTACAGGGTCAAGGTGGCTCGACTCTATTATCTGCAAGGGCAAACTTGCAGGTATTCCAGTCGGCAAAATCTCAGAGATTGCTGGCTTGGAAGCAACAGGTAAATCATTTATGGCTGCTCAGGTAGCCGGTAATGCTCAAAAGATGGGTATTGATGTGGTTTATTTTGATTCAGAGTCTGCACTTGACCCAAGTTTTCTAGAGCGTGCCGGTTGTGACCTTGAACGACTTATGTATGTTCAAGCAGAATCAGTCGAGTTTGTTCTGGAGACTATTGAAGAGTTGTTGGGGACAGGGAACAAATGGCTATTCATTTGGGACTCCCTGGCCCTAACACCTTCTATTTCAGATGTTGAGGGTGATTTTAACCCTCAATCATCGATGGCCGTAAAGCCAAGGATTTTGTCAAAAGGGATGGCCAAGCTTACTATCCCCATCGCCGACGCCAATGCCACTCTCTTGGTCCTCAACCAATTGAAGACTAATATGGCAGCACGTACCCCTGCGGAAGCTATGACAACTCCTTACTTTACGCCAGGGGGTAAGGCTATGTCCTATGCCTATTCTCTTCGTGTCTGGCTTACAGCTAGAAAAGCGAAGGCTTCGTTCATTGTCGATGACAATGGGTATCGTATCGGTTCGGAAGTCAAGGTAAAACTTGAAAAGTCTCGATTCGGCACGGCAGGTAGAACATGTAATTTCAAGATACTTTGGGGAGACGAAAGTATTGGAGTCCAGGATGAAGAAAGTTGGTTTGACGCCATTCAGGTATCAGAACGACTCAAGCAGTCTGGAGCGTGGTATACTCTTGTTAAGAATGACGGCTCGGAAGAGAAGTTCCAGCGGAAGGGCTGGGCCGAAAAACTTTCAAAGGAAGATTTCAGAACAAGTGTCTTGACAATCATGGACGAAGATGTTATTATGAAATTCAAGAATAGAGAAGGCAAAGCTGACGATTTCTACGATACGGAAGACCCTCCGGTAGAAAGCGACTAACCCCCACACCCCGCCCGGTCTATGACCGGGCATTTTTTTTGGAAAAGAAATGAATAAATATAGACACTATAGCAAAACAGAAACCTGTAGAATTTATATAAAATCAAAACACGGAAAGTTTGTTGTAATTGTTGACGAAAGCGACTTTGAAAGAATCAGTAAACATAGGTGGTACATCGCAAAGACAAGCGAAAGACAGACGTACGTCGCATCATCGATTTACGATAAAGAGACTAAAAAGAGTAAGACGACTTATCTGCACAGGTTGGTAGCATCTGCCCCAAGCGGAATGGAGGTCGACCATATTGATGGCAATACTCTTAACAACAGAAAAAGCAACTTAAGACTTTGCACACAAGCAGAAAACCAATGTAATAGGGGCCCATCAAGACATAGTAAGTCGGGATTCAAGGGCGTATTCATGACTGAGAGTCAAAAGGCCCTATCGCGACCTTGGCAAGCTAAAATATATACTAATGGAAAAGACCACCATTTAGGCTTTTTTGCGTCTCCGGAAGAAGCAGCAAAAGCATATGACAAGAAGGCAACAGAGTTGCAGGGAGAGTTTGCGAAGCTAAACTTCCCTCCCAATGAGAAAGGAAAATAAAATGAAGAGAGTAATGATTGTAGATGCATTCAACCAGTTTATCCGGGGCTATATTGTAGACCCAAGCAAAAACCCTAATGGCCAACCCATTGGCGGCATGAGAACATTTGTCAATATTATGAACAAGATTACCAGAGAGATCAACCCTGATATGATTGTTGTGGTATGGGATGGCAAAGGCGGCTCTAAAAAACGAAGAGCGATGAACAAGAACTATAAGGCGGGCAGAAAGCCACTCAGAGTCAATTGGAACTCTGACGAGATGACAGCCCAAGACACAGATAACAATAAGCTCTGGCAACAACTAAGGGTCATTGAGTATCTAAACCAAACACCAATGATCCAGTTCATGGAGCCAGAGGTAGAGGCAGACGATGTGATTTCTTATGTTAAATCCTCATCTATGTTTCAAGACTGGCAAAAAGTTATTGTATCTGCCGATAAGGATTTCATTCAACTTTTAGACGACAAGACGTTATTATTTCGGCCAATTCAAAAAGAGGTCTTAAACACCAATATCGTAATCGAGAAGTTTGGAATACACCCTAGGAACTTTGCCTTGGCACGAGCCATGGCCGGAGACCCAAGTGATAACCTTGCTGGTGTGCCTCGGACTAGGTACAGTCGCCAAACGCTTCTCTTTCCTTAAAGAGGACAACGACTACTTTATTGACGACATTCTACATGAGTGTCAAAAAGAAGACAACAAGCTGAAAATTTACAAAAGCGTCATAGACTCAGAGAAGGTAATTGAAGAGAATTACAACATCATGCAACTCTCTTCTCCACAGATGTCGGTTCAGTGTAAAAACAGAATCGACGAAACCTTTGAAGAATATGTACCACATTATAACCAAACCGAGATGCGGAAATTGATGATAAAAGACGGAGTCTTAACAGTCAATATGGTAGATTTAGAGCAAAAATTTAATGATATTATTACTTCCTTTTCAGGATAAATGCTGTTATAATATCTAAGTATCTAATGCAAAGCAAAGGGAGAGCATGGAAACCTCAGTTAGTTTTTCAAAATTTGGCAAATCGTTTCAGGAAGACTTGTGTCATCTTGTTTTAAATGATAGAGCATTTGCCGACCAAATGTTTGAGGTGCTCGACCTAAGCTTTTTAGAGCTAAAACATCTAAGAGTTTTTGTAAAGAAGATTAAGGATTATAGAAAGAAATATGGAGTCCACCCCACATCTAATATTATGCATTCCATCATACGAACAGGTTTGGATGGAGAACCAGAATCAGTCAAAGTCCGCATCAGAGAGTATTATGCGCGGGTCTTGGCGAATGGAGAGATACCGAAGTCTTCTGAATATATCAAAGATACTGCTCTTGATTTCTGCAAAAAGCAAAAACTAAAAGAAGCACTTATCAAGTCTGTTGATCTCATCAAGTCATCATCATTCGACGAAGTATCCAAGATTATTGACGGAGCCTTAAAGCTAGGCTCAGACAATACTCTGGGCTATGAATATCTGGCTGACTTTGAAAAGCGCTTTGAGATAAGAGCTAGAAACCCGATAACGACTGGCTGGAAGCAGATAGATGATATCTCGAAGGGCGGCCTAGGTAAAGGTGAGTTAGGGGTTGTAGTAGCCCCTACTGGAGCTGGTAAGTCTATGGTTCTCGTTCATCTCGGCGCTCAAGCAATCAAAGCTGGTAAAAACGTTCTTCACTATACTTTAGAACTGGGAGACACAATTGTGGCCGGCAGGTACGACGCTGCTATCACTGGAGTTGAATTGAAAAATCTAAGTGTCTTTAAAGAAAAGATTTATGACGAGATTAAAGATTTAACAGGAAAATTGATTGTTAAAGAATACCCCACGCGGTCAGCAAGTATCCAGACAATCAAGAATCATATCGATAAGTTACGCCGAAGAGACTTTGTGCCTGACATGATTATTGTGGATTATGGAGACTTAATAAGACCAGAATCTTCAAAACGAGATGAGAAAAGACACCAACTAGAAACTATTTACGAAGAGCTTAGAGGTCTGGCTCAAGAAGTTGAATGTCCAGTATGGACGGCATCTCAGACAAACCGATCGGGTCTGAATGCCGAAGTCATTACAATGGAGTCTATATCGGAAGCGTTTAACAAGTGTTTTGTAGCAGACTTTATTTTTACAGTCTCTAGAACGATAGAGGATAAAAACACCAACCAAGGGCGTATTTTTGTCGCAAAGAACAGAAACGGCCCAGATGGATTAGTATATCCTATTTTCATGGACACTAGTAGTGTAAAGATAAAGGTTCTCCCACAAAGCAACGAGTCGGTTAGCGATATAATGGAGAAGTCCTCAAAGGAACGATTAGATAATTTAAAACAGAAGTACGCAAATTTCAAAAAGGAACAAAAGGGAGTAAGTTAGAATGGAGCTATCGAATAAAATCTTATCAGAAATCACAGTACATATGAAGTACGCTCGCTATCTTGAAACAGAGCAGCGAAGAGAAACATGGGACGAGTTAGTGACTCGTAATATGAATATGCACCTAAAGAAGTATCCAAACATGGAACTTCAAATTAGAAAAGCATATAAGCTGGTTTTTGATAAGAAAGTTCTTCCATCTATGCGTTCCATGCAGTTTGGTGGGAAGCCAATTGAAGTTGCACCGAATCGCATCTTTAATTGTGCTTTCATGCCAGCTGATGATTGGCGTTGTTTTGGAGAAGCCATGTTCCTGCTTCTTGGTGGTACTGGTGTAGGATACTCAGTACAGAAGCATCATGTAGAAAACATGCCGGAAATTACAAAACCCAACACAAAGCGCACAAGAAGATTTTTGGTTAATGATTCTATAGAAGGTTGGGCAGACGCAGTAAAAATGCTCGTTCGTTCTTATTTTCACGGAGGCTCAAGGCTCCGATTTGATTTTTCAGACATTCGCCCGAAAGGTGCTGCTCTCGTTACTTCTGGAGGTAAAGCCCCAGGACCCCAGCCTCTCCGTGAGTGCTTGGTCAAACTAGAAGGTATGCTGTCGCAGAAGGAAAACGGAGATAAACTAACGCCAATCGAAGTACACGATATGATCTGTCATATAGCTGACGCTGTGCTGGCAGGCGGTATCCGTAGGGCTGCTCTGATTTCACTATTCTCGGCTGACGATGAGGATATGATTGCTGCTAAAACCGGCAACTGGTGGGAAACTAACCCACAGCGTGGCAGAGCAAATAACTCTGTCGTGCTTCTTCGTCACAAGATTGATAGAGAATATTTTATGGACCTGTGGGACAGAGTGAAAGCATCTGGCGCCGGCGAGCCCGGCTTTTACTTTTCTAATGATAAAGACTGGGGGACAAACCCCTGTTGCGAAATCGGCCTCAGGCCATATCAGTTTTGCAACCTTACAGAGGTGAATGTCTCAAATGTGGCCACGCAAGAGGACCTGAATGAGAGGGTTAGAGCGGCAACTTTTATTGGTACGTTACAAGCCAGTTATACAGATTTTCACTACCTTCGCGACGTTTGGCGAAGAACAACAGAAAGAGACGCACTTATTGGTGTATCTATGACGGGCATTGCATCAGGCGCAGTTCTTGCCTTGGATATGAAAGAGGCAGCAAGCTGCGTCAAAAAAGAGAACGCACGAGTTGCAGAACTGATTGGTATTAAGCCAGCGGCAAGAACAACCTGTGTCAAACCTGCAGGGACAACAAGCCTAACTTTAGGTACAAGTTCTGGTATTCACGCTTGGCATAATGACTACTATATCCGCCGCGTCCGTGTTGGCAAAAATGAGCCAATTTACGCATACTTAGCTGCAAACCACCCAGAGCTTATTGAGGACGAATATTTCAGCCCGCACACAACAGCCGTTATCTCTATTCCTCAGAAGGCACCAGAGGGTTCGATCCTTAGGACCGAATCTGCTTTGCAGTTGCTGAAGCGAGTAAAACATGTAACCGACGAATGGGTAAAACCTGGCTTTCGCAAGGGTCAAAACACTCACAATATTTCTGCCACTATTTCTATCAAGGATGCAGAATGGGCAGATGTTGGTGAGTGGATGTGGGAAAACCGTAGTAGTTATAACGGTTTATCCGTTTTGCCATTCTCAGACCACACCTACAAGCAGGCACCATTCGAAGACTGCTCAAAGGAAACTTACGAAGCACTCATGGCATCTCTTACCAGTATTGACCTTACCAGGGTCACAGAAGAAGAAGACAATACAGACCTCAAAGGCGAGGTTGCTTGCGCCGGCGGAGCATGCGAAGTAAAATTTGTCTAAAAACCTCTTGACATCTGCGATATAATATAATATCATTTTAAAAGAACTTGACACAAAGGAGTAAAAATGAGTTCCAACAATGATAAACTACTAACAACCGAAGAACACCTTTCTAATTTTGTAAAAGAATTTGCTGCCATTGAAGACGCAATGGAGCCATTTAAGGAGCAGCGAAGAGACTTGCGAGAGTCCTATGACGAGAACGGATGGCTATCCAAACAAGAAATGAGACTAGCAGTAAAGGCATATCGACTTGTAAAGTCAGATACTGACATGGAGCAGCTAACAGATTACTTTAATAAACTAAAGAGAACAGTGAGGGCGATTGACCATGTCTAGGATACCACCAGTCTTAAAGCCTGTTAATAGGCATTTGACTATTGTTCCTCATGTAAAGAAGAACGAAACTCAAACAGGAGTGCTCCTACCAGACGACTTCGAAATGGAAGAAGATAGGTATATTACGGCTACCGTACTTGACGTCTCGACGGATTGTTCTCCGGCATTTCAAAAAATGCGAGGACACTCAACTGACAGCAGACTTGTGGTCGTTGAGCGCTCTATGGTAGAAGAGATTACCGTCGCTGACAAGTCGTATTTCACTGTGCTTGAGAATTATGTTGTAGGCATTTTGCGAGGCGCGAATGAAAATCAATTTATTTGATGATGATATTGGTTCTGTAGAATATATTACACACATGGGCAATGACTTGACAATAGTCAATGCAGCACGCGTCAGCTTTGGAGCAGAAAAGGAGGAATTAGATGAGAAAGATATTAAACTTATTAACTACCTCATGGAACACAACCACACTAGTCCATTTGAGCATTGTTCTGTTACAATGCGTTTTGTTGTTCCTCTTTTCATAAGATCGCAACATCATAGGCACAGAACGTGGGCTTATAATGAGATTAGCCGTAGGTATACTAGCGTTGATATGAAATTCTATAGTCCAAAGAAATTTAGAACTCAACATAAGAGCAATAGACAGGCGAGTAACGACGAATTAATCAACCCAACATTAGACTCAGCCTATCTTGGTATAGGTTATGAGTCCGCACAAGCTGCGGTTGGCCTACAGAATACTAGAAGTGTGAATCTATATAAAGCTATGGTTGATGCAGGTGTTTGCAGAGAACAAGCACGAGGAGTGCTCCCACAGAACCTATATACGGAATATTACGGGACGGTCAATTTACACAATTTATTAAAATTTGTCTCTCTACGAATCCATGAGGGTGCCCAATGGGAGATACAGCAAGTTGCAAAGGCATGTTTGCAAATAGCTAGAGAACATTTTCCACACGCAGTGGAATCATATATTAAGAAGCATAAGATGGAGTTATAATGAAAAGGATAATGGTTTCTGGCGGGTTCGACCCCATTCATGTCGGCCACGTTAGAATGATACAAGAGGCGGCGAAACAGGGTGATGTTATTGTCGTGGCCAACTCTGATGAATGGCTGATGAGAAAAAAGGGGTATGTGTTCATGCCCTGGGAAGAAAGAGCAGAAATCATAGAATCGATTAGGGGTGTGCGTACTGTTACTGCCGTCGAGGACACTGATGGTACGGTCTGTGAAGCAATAGAGAGAATCCGACCTGATGCATTTGCAAATGGCGGAGATAGAAAAGGGAACAACACGCCTGAGGTTGCCTTGTGTAATCATTTTAATATTGAACTTCTTTGGAACGTTGGAGGAGGAAAAATTCAGAGTAGCTCTGATTTGGTGAAAAACTCAAAGGAAGACAAATGAGAAAGTTATTATTTTTGCTGTTGTTGTTTGGCTGTTCCGACGATTCGGCCCAAGTTGGAATCGAGCAACCAGCTAACACTAAAAACAAACCTGATGCATCATCTATTGTTACATCACCCGGCCCCACAGACGGCACACCGGCACCAGACGCACCAGACTCATTTGTGCCAGATTTATCAGTGTTGCAGCAAGATGCACTTCCACCAGACATGTCCATACCAGATGCGTCTCCCCCTGATGCCTTTGTGGAACCATGCGATGTGGTAACCACGAGACAACCAGAACAGTATTGTTTTTGTCATCCACAATGTTGCACTCGCCAAAGATGGTATTGTCCCCCTAATGCTAACCGAGAAGTTGAAGCAGTAAATATAACACTTGATATCTGTGGGGAAGATAGGGTACCGTGTGATTTTCAAGAAGACGAAGACTGCCCACCACCTGAGATTATCGATAGAACAGGGTGTTTTGTAACCAGTGAGTGCCCACCCGGGTCCGATGCGGACTCAATAGAGTGGTTTGATTGCGAGCCGGAACCTGGAGTCAGGGGGCGTCAAAAGGTCCTGTGCAGCAAAGGGTTTCTTGTACATGGTCCATGTGAGCCCTGCATCGAGGAGAAGTGTGATCTAATAGATAATGACTGCGACGACCGCATTGATGAGGGTTTGTTCCCGTGCGAGAATGAATGCGGAGAAGGCAAAGGAATCTGCTTTGAAGGTCAGGTTATAAACTGCAATGTGCGACAACCACAAGAGGAAGTTTGCGACTTTGAGGATAACGACTGCGACGGTCTGGAAGACGAAGGCCAGAGGAACGCATGCGACTTGTGCGGCATCATCCCGGATGAGGAATGTGATGACATTGATAATGATTGTGATGGGCTTGTTGATGAGGGGTTGGTTAGAGAATGTGAGACCATATGTGAGTTGGGCATTGAGAGGTGTATCGCAGGCCAATGGGTTTCCTGTTC